AAGACCCGCCGAGCACGTTTCTTCGTTGAACCACATCGACGGGAACAGCCGTCGCGCTTCTTCGATCCGGGCTTTTGCAGCGCCTCGCCCCTGGTTCGGGACAACCGTCACCGCGTACCCGGCCTGCTTCATCGCGGACTCATACGAAACCGCGTGAACCTTGTCTTGTGTCGCCCCGTCGTGAGGCAACCAGATTTGCGCCTTGTCGGACGTGTAGCCGCGCTCACGCAGCCAAGCGAGGTGCGAGGCCAATGGCTGCCCGACTGCTTCGTAGTAGTCGAGGACGCGAATCTCAAGCCCGACGAACTGAGCAACCCACATCGAGAAGGCGTCAGCCCTCGCGCCAGTTCCGCCGATGTCGCAGAACACGCGGTAGGTCATCAGCGGGTCAGGCGACACACGGCCAATGCGTCCTTGAGTGCGCGCCTCGCTCAGATGCTTGGCGAAATACGCACCCTCGTGGACCTGTTCGTACCCACCTTCCCAAATGTGGTCGTACTTGTCAGGCTGGAGCCTCAAGCAGTCAAGGCGCTCTTGCTCAAGCTCTGCCGTGAACCAAGGGTTGTCGCGCCAATTGGCTTTGACCACCACCGCCCCGGTCGGCAACTCGGCAGACCGAAACATCTGGTCAACCGGATCTTTCTTGTGCCGAGGATTCCAGCCGAACCACAACTGCGAACCAGGCGCCCGAATCGTTGGCCTCAGCAGGTCAAGACTGCGCTGCGTTGCCGTCTGCGCCTCTTCCCACCACGCCCGCTTGAACCCTTCCAGCGACTTCACCGAGTCGGCGGTGTAGTCGTTCATGCCCTTGAAGATCATCAGACCGTCACCGGGCGTCTGGATCACATCCTTGAACACTTTGAAGCCGTCAGCCTCTGTCAACCGCAGGGCGGACAACTTCGCTTCAATCAACGCCTTGGACGACTGCGCCAAGTCCTTCTGAACCTCACGGATGCAGACAGTCCGAAGCCCTTCGCCGCTTTCACCAGGCTCGGCCAGGCTGTCTTCAATCGCCAACTCGGCGAAGAAATGCGACTTACCCGATCCCCGCCCACCCCATGCGGCCTTGTAACGCGCAGGAGATAACAGCGGCTCAAACACTGCCGCCGTCTTAATCTTCAAGGCAGTCATCAGGGCTTGACGATTACGCGCTCAATGCGTTGCAGTTTCACCGGGCCGCCGTCTTCCCCGGTCACTTCGGTTCGCGACAGCTTGGGAGCTGCGAACTCAGCAAGGCTGGCGATGATGTCCAGCGCCTTGGCAGGATTAGGGCGACCGCTGGGGCCGTCGGTTCCATCACCCTCCGCAACCAACGTAAGCCAGCGCCCGACGTTGTTGGCGTTGTCGTCCAACACTTTGCGGATGGTGTCGCGAAACTCTTGCGTCACCTTGTTGGGCACACCAGCAGGACGGCCAGCGCCAGGACGTGCGCCGCCCTTTGATTTCGGTTGATTGTTTTTCAAAGCGAATCCTCTTGGGTTGTTCGCCAATCACCCCGCCCGCCGCTGATCCTCGGAAGGAGTGGCCGAGGGGCTTACCTGAGCGTCGGGGTGTGCTGCTGATGCACTCAGTCAGCGCGTGTGTTGGGTGCGGGCACAGTCCCAAGGGGTAGTGCTTTGGGTGAGCGATGGACTGGCCCGCGAAACGAAGCCGGTTAGGCATCCGGCGCGGAATGTCTGCCGCCCTGTGTGTCGTGCCGATGTTCACGAGCCGGTGACAAGCCGGTCACGCTGGCCTAATGGGGCAGACCAGACTGCCGGGGCGCTGATCCCCCGGTGACATCCCACCGCGCATGTCGCGGCCACATACGAAAAAGCCCCGCTGGGCGAACCATGCAGGGCTTGTCGTGCTTCGTAGGCTGGCGCGGCATCCTCCAATCGGATGCCAACGCCTTGTGCCAACGCTCACGTTACTGGGTTTATACACATGTTTTTTTGTACAGTCAAGCGGTTTTTGTGCTCCGCCTGCTCTGCAAGCCAAATGATCGCTTCGGGGATGTTGTGGCGACCGTATGGGGTCATCCAAACGCTTACCGTGCTCACGCTGCCTCCTTCACCTTCGCCACGTTCTTCATCATCGTCCGCCCCTGGTGGATCAACTCCAACAGGTCGCGCTTGTTCACCCCGAGGGCAAAGCACACCTTCGTGGGGCTGCCCGGCTTGACGTAGAACCACTGAATCGCGATCCGCTGGGGCTCCGGGATGTCCTTCATGGCCTTCTGAATGGATACAGCGTCCACGGTGTCGGAGTAGCTGGCGGCTGGCGTAGCCTCGAAATAGCCATTTCGGTACTGCCTGAACATCGGATGGACGTTGCCGGAGTTGGAGCCCTTGCACCACCTGGCCCAGTTCTCTAGACGCTGGTGGATGGCTTCGTGCTCTGGCTTGATGACGTTGAAGTCGATTCCGTCTTTCATTCGCGTCCTTTCAGCAGTTCCTTGGCTTTGGCTCGGTAGGTGTCTTGCCTCATGGCCAATACATCCATTTTTCGCGGATGGCGCTCGCTGCGTCTTGCAGGTTGCCTTCGCGGTATTGGCCGTCTCGTGTGTGGATGAATGCTTGCCACTTCTCGCGGTTGCGGCGGTAGAGAAGCATCGGCTCGACTCCGACTCGCTGGGCTTGTTCGACTGCTTGAGCCCACCACGAGGGGCGGGACAGCTTCTCTTGCCGCTTGACCTCGATTGCGAAGCCTTTGACGGCCAGGCAGTCGGCACCACCCTCTCGGGTCTGCTGTAGGTTGCGGGTGAGGATTTCCCCAAGCTCGTCGCCTAGCAGCTTCAACACCTCGCGTTCGGCGCGTGCGCCTTTGTCTCGGCTGGCTTTGCTCACCAGAACCTCCCGCGAAGCGCATGGTGCACAACAATTGGCCGGTCGATTACGTCGCTGCCCGGGAACGTCTGCAACCCACCTCGCAGGGCGCTTGTTTTGATCTGGTACTCCATCATCGATAGGGTGGCAAACGCAAATCGCGCTTCTTGGTGGAGTCGTTCGTTCCTGGCATCTTCTCTGGCCCTGACTCGGGCAATGATCTTCCCCATCACCAAAACCTCCACCAAGGCTTCTGGTGGTCTGGTTCTGGGCTTTGTGGAATGAAAGGATTTCCGCAAAGCTCCTTCGCCTGCACATCAATTGGCCTTTCCTCAAACCAATCGCCTTTACACAACTCCTTCCTGACCTCCAACATGGTTGGCCCACCGATGACGCCTTGGTTCCTCACGAACATCAAAGGCTTGCCCGTAACAGGCGAAACCTCGGTGCTGTGTCGGCAAGATTCAGGGTAATAACCACCAAACCCACCCCATCCAGGGCTGTACTTATTGCAGTTCACGCAGTATCTCGCCTCACTCATCGCCAATCCCCCCATTCACCCCGGTTGCCCTTGCCCCACTGCTCGGCGCAATCTCGCCTAATCCGAGCCACGGGGCGCTTTTTGCCAAGATCCTCAAGCCAGGCGTGAACCCAGGCCGAACCTCGATCAGATCGCCATTTGAGGATCTGGCGAACTTCGCAGCGGTGCCGATGTTCCTCGTGTGCGGGCAATTGCTCGCGCTGTGGTTCCTGCCGCATAGGGTGCAGACTTTCATTTCATGAGCCTCGCGATGACAAGGTTTAGGGCGTCAAGCTCATCGAGCTTCATCACTTGCCACATGGCTTTGCGCCCGTGGATTCCGTTGTGCTCGCCCCGGTGGCAGTCGGCGCAAAGTGGGAGTGATGTCCACCAGTGGCCTTGCTTGATTTCGTGCGCCTCCGATGGGCCTGATTTCTCACAGACGACACAGGACATTTCCTTGATGCGCTTGATGTGCTCAGACTCGCGCTGAGTCGGCTTGGCTTTGTTGCGCGACTGCATTACTGCATCACCCCCGACTCAACCTCAAACTCTTGTTGCATGGTCACGAGTTGCGAATACAAGCGATCCGCCATCTCTTGAAACGTGTCGTCACCCTCGGCAGCGTCTAAAAGCGCCTGCAAGACGATGGTGTCGCTGTGGGTGATCGGGAGGGGTTTGGTTTTCATCACGCCTCCATCCACTCAGGCGCCGTGAAGCGCACGCCCTTCTGAGCACCAAACGCCTCGATCAACTCCATGAGTTCGCCCATTTCGCGAATGCTCATTTTTGAGGTGCGCTGACCGAGGATCACAAAGCCGCCATCCAGGCCAGGAACCGCCTTTTGCTTCTTGAGCGATGCGGAGAAAACGTCTTTCCACTCTTCCGCCGTGAGCTTCTGGCCGTACCAATCGACTTGGCGCGACACTTCGGTCAACAGCGCCCACATGCGGGCGTTCTGCTCATTACTGCGGGTTTTCTCTTTGACCTCGATGACAAGCTGTTGGCCTGCCATGAGGTGCGCCTTGATCTGCATCCACAGGCCCATGAGCGCCATGTGGCCTTGCTGCGCGTTGTGGAGGACGATGTTCATTCCACTTCCCCCTTCAGCCACTCATCAAAAGCCTTGTGGTCCTCTGCTGTGAGGCCGTAGAGGTTTTTCCGGCCATGAAGCCCCGCCCACAATGCCCACTTCAGGCGAACCCATGAAATGAACTCGTGCATCAGCGGTGCATCGGGCGATCCGGGCTCAAAGCCACGGACGCGGGCGAACTGGATGTATCGGGGCTGGTAGTTCATGCCGCCTCCAAAACCTTGACGCCCTTGCCTTCGCGCAGGACTTGAATGAGTCGCTTGCGAGTCTTTTCCTCGCAGACGTAGTAATCGCGATGCGTGACGGTCGAAAGCACGTCGGCCCAAAGGTCAGCGAACCCGCGCAGGTCTTCCAACTCGGTCGGGTACAGCGCCCGCTTGCCTTCCTTGGCTCGGTCAAGGATGTTGACGATCACGGTTTGCATGGACTCGAT